ACCCTAGAATTACAATAAACAATTCCTGTGGTATTAAACTATAAATTATTTGCAATGTTTCGTATATTGCTTCAGTTACACTCATATTGACTATTCTTCAAAAGAGCACATTTAAACTCTTTATCATTTTTTTGTCTGATTTCACTAGCAAGACCATCTAGTATGTTTGGTAAGTGTTCTTGTAATACACCACTAAACTCGGTAATCATATTATATAATATTCTTTCTAACTGCGCTTCCATTACAGCAGCTGCGTCAATATCATTACTTTGTAATACCTGTGTAATTACGTGTCCTACTACTGCCTCATCATATTCATCGGCTCCTGCTTCACTAAAGGCACCATACATCATTATTGATATACCAGCCCAAAATAAAACAAATATCATTATCCCTTTCAATATCACTTTCATTATATATTTCTCTCTTTCATTATTATTTATTCTTTATAAGTCTATTATAGACTAAAAAGCTCGTAGAGTCAAGTAGTATTTTCATCAAAAAATCAAGTAAAATCAAGGATTTAGATAATACTTGATAAAAAATGTTCTATTTTTGTTCTACTTTAGTACCAGTTTGATACAATTCGTTCCATCCAAACGCTTCTTTTACTACCGAATCACTTAAACCCTTATAAACTCTATGTAATTCCTTATTTTTTACGTGAAGTAAAAGTCCTGCTTCCTCACTACTTAATCCTTCTAACATTTGAATAAACAAACTTTCTTTTTGAGTTCTTGTTGTTTTATTATCTGCACCTTTGACAAAATGCCACAATCGTTTTGCTTCAGTTTTCAATATTGTGTGTTCAGTACCTTTTGGTGAAGGATTTGCCATATAAGGTGGTGTTCCTTCTGGTAGTTCCCACTCAACAGTAGGATCAAATGATCCTTTTAATATCATCCTTAAAGATGGATGGTCATATTGTTTTAAGACCTCTACCTTTTTAGCTTTATCTTTTGCGTTATTTACCTTTGTTAGTATTTCTGAAAATAATACGTCAGCTGACCCTGCTGTTCTGGCCATTGCCTCCATAGAAGACCTGGGTATTATTGATGGATGTTGTTTTAGTTCGTCTGCCATTATATTCTCCAATTTTTAATATTAATCATATACCTATTTATACTCTTAAAATACAGGCGACCTGTTAGGGTCACCTGTATCAATCGTATTGGTTACGATTTTGTTATGCTTTAGTAAGCATATAGAGGACCGTATAGTTTAGTTATACCAGCAGCAATTATTGCTCTACTTGGTTCGCCTAATCTGTACGAAGTACCTTTAGATCCTTTATTAATATATATCATATTACCTCTGGATCTTAATTTATCCACCATTGCTCGTGGTGAACGAAGGTCAAATCTGTTTCTCAAAGTTTTCCAAGTTACAGGTTTGCCTTGCTCTAAAAGGCTCATCACCTTTTTTGTTTTTGAAAAGGCTTTTCTGCCTCTAGTGTGTAGTACTCTCTTACGAGTTCCCACAACTTTAAGTTCGTCTTTTTTTCCGAACCATTTAAAATTAAACATTGTTTAATTCTCCTTTATTATTGCATTTAAAGTCCGCTGGGACTATTCCTTCTACGGAATTCATTTGGGTTTGTCAGGTGGTTTATTACCATTTAAATCCATATCGGATTCAAACATATCTGACCCATCCCTTAAATCGTTTAACTCTTCTTTTAATTCTTTATTAAAAACATTTGTTGGTTTTTGTTTTTTCATTTGGTCTTTTAAAAAATCTGAATAATCTATCCTTGCTGATGAAGCTTTACCACCTCTATTAAATCTTACTGATACCATTTTATTTGCAAGTAATTGAGCAGCGTGTGCCATATTAAAATCTCTATAAATTAAACCTCTTATACAATCAATTACCAATGCAAGGTCTTTTGTAAATGATTCTTTAGTTGTTTTTAAACCCATATCTACAAATTTCTTTAATAAATCAAACCCAATTTCATCTACATTACCTTCTATAAATTCTCTAGTTTGTTGTTCTTTTAATCTTAATGCAAAAGGTGAATCTTGAGGTTTAGTTATTTTCTTTTTGATTTTACTTTGTGGAAATAAAATTATTTTAGCACTTTTCTTTTTATCTTTATCCTTATTGTTCACGTATTATCTCACCTTTGTAATTAACTAATTTCTTATCATTAAAATATTCTATAAGTTGATTATAACCACCAACTAATTTATCATCTATTTTAATTTGTGGCATTGCACGTACTTTTTTTCCTATATCTGTTATCATTGCGTCAACAGATTTAAATTCTTCTAGTTTCTTTTCTTGAAATTCTAGGCCAAGGCCTTTTAACAAGGCCTTCGCCTTAACACAGTACACACAATTTTCTTTTGTATATACTGTGATATTTTTAATTAGTATTTGCTGACTCATCATTATCTGATTCCTTTTTCATAAGGTTTTCAAATGACTTGTTAGCGTGATACTTTAAGTTATAAGCGTCTGTAGCTTGTGCTATTGTATAGTTGAACATTTTGTTGTATTCACCTAATGGCAATCTCAAACCAATCCAAGCTCTATAGTAACCGTTTTTTGTTAACGTTACATCTTGAGCAAAAATTTCATAGCCTCTAACTGGTGTATCTTTAATTACATTGACCAATACAGATTCCACTTCACTAACAACCGTCTTACTGTTATGTTTACCTATTTCGGTAATAAACTGTTTAGACTGCTTGTTCATTTCGCCTTTGATTATATCAGCAATTTCTGCTTTCGCAATCATTTTTGCTTTTTCAATAGCGAGATTCAAACTTGGACTAACAGATGTTCCAACTCCAAAGATACATTCTTTTTCTTTATCTTTACCAAATCTTGCAATATCGCAAGCTTTAGTTTCAGAAAAATCGGCCATATACCATTTTGGAACGGAATTAACTACTTTTCCAGTTTCATTTTTGATTTTATAATTACCAGCACAATTCGTCAATAATAGACCTAGTACTGTAACTGATAAAATCTTAATGTATTTGTTCATTAGTTTTTCACACTCCTTTGTACATTATATAATAGTTCTTGTATTAAGTCAATGCTGGATTGAGCATAGCCCAAAAAGTCTGAAGCACTAACTCCATATACAATTACTAACAGAAGCACAATTATGATAATAGTTTTTATCATTTTACCTTCCATTCTCCGTTCTCATTTAAACACACTTTTCCGAACGATTTAAAAGCGTGATTTTTTCTACTGTAAAATCTACAATACTCTGGTGTAGCAATATCACGGTAGTAAAATTGGGCAAAAAGTTCCCAATAAGAAGGTGTATCTGATACACCACTTCTCCCATCGGAACAATATAATTTCTCTTCTTTTGAAATATTTCCATTTGATTCTTGTTTAATAATAACTTTTACATAACAAAATTGGTTAGCGTCATTATTTACTGGTTTAACATTATCATATAATATTTTTTGAGAACCATCTACAACTTTTACACTACGTTGTATAGTTCCATCTGGATTATGCCACTCTATTTCCATTACTTCAGCAGTTTTCTTAAATTCTTTTTTATTTAAATCACAATCTACACATAATGAGTTTGCCGCTTGAGCACCACTTACTGCATATGCACATAGTAATAATACTATGAATATTGTTGTAACTACAATTTTATCTGTATTATGCATTAATTAACTCCATCTGGTTTTTCTATCCATTGTCCATCTGGTAACTGACAAGCACTTCCAAATACTACTTCTCTATTCACTCCACCAATACCTATCATTGGCCATCTATTTGTTATATCTACTGTATGGTCATAATCTTTACATTTAATAGGTCCAACCATATAAGATTTTGTTATATGAATTATGCCACCATTTCCTGTTGATGAATTATACCAATTCGTATATGAAGACCCATACCCACTTGTATTCAAATGGTCTACAAATACGGCATTATGTACGTCTTGATCCCCTTTATATAAAATTTCTGCACCTGCAAAGGCAGCGCCTACAGCACACGTAGCAATCAAATATGGATTGTCTGATATGTACTGTAAACATAAAGTTGTTCCTGTTGTTGCACCCAAGACAGCACCTGTATGTGACCTATTCGCACAATTAGTTAAAAATAAACTAATCGCTAATAGACATATTAGTTTTGCGTATTTGTTCACAAATGTTCCTTCCGTCTTTACTCATTACAATATAATGTTCTTCATTATTATCAACAACAAATTTACTCATATTATTTTTCTGCCACCAAGTTTCCGCACTTGCGGATACTGGTCTAATCCAATGTGTTCCATCATTAGGACTTGTTACGTGAAAATCATCCATTATTATCTTCTTTATTCCTGTTAAATAGATTTGATAATGTTTGAAATAATCCTGCTAATTGCACTCTTGCTTCTTCCCAAGACTTCTTTTGATATGCAATTGTCTTTTCCTTCTCATTAACTACAAATGTTTTAACAGTGTTTGATACATCATTAATCTTACTTGTAATTATATTGTCTTCTGCTAATGCAACTGTTCCAGTTAACATAAGAGCGACAATAATTGTTGTAAACTTATTCATATTTTCCTCCTTAATGTAATAAGTGTTTTTTAAACGGTTCAATCTTATCTTTTGATTGATAAACCGTATCCATCATTCCGTCATAATCCTTTGCAGGCATTATTGACTTCATAATTTTTAACATTTGACCTAATACTGTCATCTGAACCATTACTGGATCATACTGTTTCATTTCCTTTTGAATCCACTCGTGGAAATTATCACATACAGTTTGCATAGGGTCTAATATTTCGTTATTTTGATTTTTTCTCATCTATATCTGGTTCTTCTTCTTGTTCTGCCATTTTTTCTGCATACGTTTTACCGAATACTGACATATAAAAATGGTCTCTAGGATTAGGACTCTCATATGCTTTCAATAAGTTGTCAAAATTAATTCTTAATCCGTGTTCATAACTTGTTGGTGATTGTTTCATTAATTCTGCGTGTTCTTTACAAAATTTAATACGATTTTTGTGGATATCGTTTTCTTTATCTTCGTCTAACTTCTTTTTTGATAGTATAATATCTTTTGCTTTTGCAATATTAAACTCTTTCCATACGTTATCTTTGTTGTATATAGCACTCATAATATAATTTTCTCCCTATTTTTCAATTATTGTTATTATTATACATTAAATCTCTTTAAATGTCAATAGTAAGATTAACCTCTATTTTACTCGTTTTTTGCACTTTTAAACGTTCTAGCAACGTCATAGGCGGCGATTCTAAGCACATCCCATAGTCTGCTATAGTGTGTTTTCCCATTATTTGTGATTATCCTTATCTGTTTCTTTACTAATCTTTTCTACTTTATTCATAAGTCCTTTAGTTCTTTTTAATAATCTTTCAAGAATTAAACTCATTTCATTTGAAAGAAATATCATATAAACTAAACAACCCATTAAAATAATAGAGCCGATTAAGACAACCATTTCATAATTATCCATATTGTTTTTTCAACATACCACCCAACAAGTTTTCTAAACTTGTTACAACATCTTTACTCATTTGTTGCTCTTTACTATCATAATGATAAACTCTTAATATCTTTCTTAACTCTTCTATCATTTTTTCTTTGTTCATTATTTACCTTTCTTTATTTTCCTTGTTTTGCTTCGTTTTCTAATTGAATCATAGTATCAACCTTTGAATCTTCTGGTTCTTTACTATTTTCAACTAGAACATATTTTCCATTTGGATTTAATGCTTCTTCTTTCCATTCTTTTACTGATTTGCCATATCTTCCAGCATAATGTTCAAAGTCTGGATTATTAACATCATCCACTGTATCTCCAACATTTGTTGAAGCGTCAGCAACAAATCCTTCTTCAACTTCTTTTAAAAGTTCTAAAGAATCCTTAGCAGTTGCCAAATCATTGTTGTCTATATTATCAATAACTGATTGTATAACATCAACTTTTGTTTCCATACCGTTTATGTTCATAACGTTGTTCCTCCTATTCTTTGTCTTAAATCTTTTTTTAATATATACTCTTGCACTTCGTTTTTTCCTTTAATTAAATATTCCGCTGCTTTATATGTGTCACCTTCAATAGATAATCTTTCACTTGCAGGTAGTAATACATTACCGCACTTATCACATATACTTTTATCTTCTTTATCTACAAGATAAAAGAATTTCATTTTTTTGTATATAATACTATTTCTTACCATTTTGTTCACTTGATATTAACAATACAATATAATGTACTGCTTTATATAAATCTAATTTGTTTTTTCCATCTTTTTTACCATATCTCATAAGGTATTTTATTGCATTTGATAAACTAAAATCTTTGTCTATATCTAAATGTCTTAATATATCTTGTACTTGGAAACCTTCTTTAGTAGTTGAATAATGTTTTGAATATGTACCTTTAATATATTCTAAAACTTCTTTTAATATTTTATCTTCGTTGTATTTCATTTCTTCCTTTAATTAAATCTTCTTCTGCTCTTAATTGAGTATAAAAAAATACTCCCCAAAGAATAAGTGCTATAACCATTATAATTTTTTTCATAATTTTTTATCATTATTATTGTTGTTGTTATATTTCTTCCCAAATAAATCTCTTAATGCTTCAGGTACTTCGTTTTTATCTTTTGGTTTATCTCCATAATAATAAGCAAGAAACAACCCCACTATTGTGAGGGTCATTCCTAATAAAAATAATAATAGTCCTGCTTCTAATGTCATATTAAAATGGTACTGGTTCTGATTCTGCTTTTTCTTTTACAAAATCATTTATACATTTGCCATCATCTTTAACAACTTCGCCTTTGTCATTAATGACATCGGTTTCATCTGCATAAGTAGATAGTTCAACATCACCGTTTTCTTTAGCGTTTTCTAAACCGTCATAGTCATCATAAACTACTTTAGCAACATATTCAGTTTTACCTGAATCTGTATAGTTAGCGTCTACCATATAGGTTTCAACACCATCTTTAGTTTCAGTTAATTCTTTATTAACTTTTTCGTGATTGATTCCGCAATCACTTAATTTAGTGTCTGCTTCATCTTGATTATTAGCAAGGCATTCTTGTTCTATGCAAAGAGTATAGTAAGTTTTCTTTTTATAAAGGTTTTTACCAATATCTTCTTTATTAACATAAATGTCTGTATCAATTTTACTCATATTACTGCCTCCTCTCTTAATTTTTGTACTTTACTTTGTGTTTCTTTAACAACAATATCAATCCACTCTTCAGCGTCATCTGAATCAGTGATACCTTCAAGTGCTATATTGTAATTGGTTTTTG